CCCCCCTCCCCCCAGCTTCAAATGGGACCCTTTGCCGATGTGACCCTCCCCCCCCGCCGTAGGCGGCATATCCAGCTTGCTTCGGGCCTCGTTTGGCGAATATATTGCTGACGTGACCATCTTTTGCAGTACATCCGCCTGCTGTGTTGGGTCGCCCCTCAAAATCGTCCAAACATTGAACTTAAAGCCAAGTCCCGCCCGCTGTTCCTTGGTTGTCAATAGCTTTCGATTGAATTCCTGCTCATAGAGCGTAATGTTATACAAAAGCGTGTTGACGTAGAAGCTAAGGCTTTGCGCTGCACTGTTCGCATAGCTGGATTTACTGTAATCATTGAGCTGGTTCGGCTGGATGCCAAAAGCCGCAGCGACCTGCAGCGCATTGTACTTCTTCAGTTCATAGAACTGGGAGTCCGTCAGCTTAAGGTCAAGCGTCTGAATGTCATATCCAACCGGCAAAGTGATGAGCCGCCGCCCTTCATCACGGGCCTGCTTATCAATCTGCTTGAGCATGACTTTCTGCTGTTCTCTCGACAGGTCACCTACATACTTGACCACGGCATTTGCGGTCAAGCCTTTTTGGTAAAGTTCATTGAGGAAAGCCTGCGACGCCTTGGAACCGGCCATATTGGTAGCAAGGATTTCCCTCACCGACTTCCCTGCCAGCCCAGAACGGTCTGTTACCCAGGATTTCACATGCAGAACATCTTCCGGATCCAGCCAGTAAGACTTCCCGCTGCGCTCATCCGTATAGTAATAGACAAACCTGCGTTTCGTGAAATTCTCGGTGTTATTTACCCAAATCTGCACCATGCGGGGATGCAAAGGATAAAGCCCTGTAATCCTGCCGTTCAGCCGCTCGACATAGGCATAGGCATTGCCATAATGGTTCCGGCAGAACTCCATATAAGTGAAAAACTGAATCGGCGTATAGACAGGATTCGGCGATATCGAAAGGAATTGCACTGTTTCATGGTCCGTCACCCGCTTTTTATCCTCACTCATAAGGTATATTGGCATCTTTCCCAACGCTTCAGACAAGGTTTTCAAACAGGTAAAATAGGTGATTTCCGATAAGTCCGGGCCATATTGTGATGCTGAACCACCAAAAAACAGCTCGTTGATGTCGGAAAGACTCATTGAGCTGCTCTCATTAGCAAAGTATGATTTTATTTTCGCGAATATTTTCATTTACTCACCTTCATTCAAGGAATCCAGCCATATCTGGAATGCTTCCTCGCCACTGGGGCTGTTGTTCTGCTTCGACACAAACCAAACTTTCCAGGCGTCCACAATAGCGTCTATAGGGTCGATTCGGTTCGTCTGTGTCATTTTATCTACTTTAATTTCTCCGAAGCTGTTCGGCTCCGATACGATAGCATTGGCAGCACTCCATGACAAGAGCGCATTGTTTTTGTCGTAGCTGACCTGCCCAGCCTTGACCGACAGTGCAAAGTCCTTCGTCGGGTCATTGAGTGAACGGGCTGACTGCTTAACCTCGGTAATATCGCAATCCAGCACCTCATCGAGGTCGCCCAAAAACGCTGCGGCATTATGCGCATCATATCCACAACCGATAATACGGATATTGTACTGCTCAATGATTCGCTTCAGGTCAGCGATAATGTACTTGTAATCCGTTTTGATGCCATACATCCCACTGGTCAGTGTGATAAGCCCCTGATTCTTCCACACACCATACGGCGCATCATCGGATTTGATATGCTCTGCCAGTCGCAGCTCCGGCATATAACTGTGGGACCAGATATATACATTGTCATTCGTCAGCGGAAACAACAAAGCAATGCTCGTCAAGTCGCCGCCGCTTGACAAGTCAATGCCAAGAAAAGCCTCGCGGGCGGCCATATCTGCGATGGTCTTATCACTGCCGCCCAGCTTCCATGCCGCAAGGTCAAGAAGCGCGCCGCCTGTATAAGTTACCCACTCATTTAACGTTTTGGTCTTGAAATTGACCAATTCCTCGCCCTGTTTCTCCTTGGCGTCAATGGCCTTGGAGGCAACTACCTTGAGCTTTTCTTCATCCAGCGTGACATCATCCGGCAGGAACAGCTTGAGCGGATTTGATTTTGCCCAGTTCTCCCGTTTCCAGATATCATCATCCTCATCCATTTCAGCTATGTATACAAAGAGCGAATCCTTCTGAACTACGCCCTCCAATACTTTTTTGCAGAACTGATACTGTTCATAGCATGGTGATTTCAGATTGAATCCGCTCGTTGTAATCGCTATCGTCAACGCATTTTTGACCATATCCTGCCCGTCCATCATCAGTTTGTACATCTGATTGGTCGGATGGGCATGATATTCATCGACTATTGCCAGGATAGTACGGAAGCCATCTGCACTCTTTGTATCGCGCCCAATAGCTTTGATTGTGGTGCCGGTTACCCGGCTTGTAATGGTCTTATCGTAAGTCTTGATTTTATAGAGCTCAGCAAGGTCTTTATCGGATTCGATAAACTTGCGAACCTCGTCCCAGACGATATTTGCCTGGTCTTGTTTTGTGGCTGTGCAAAATATGCGGCCATACTGGTAGCCGCCAAAGGTGGCGAAGTCATTGGCAAGAGCACCGGCTAAGAATGATTTGCCATTCTGCCGTCCTACCTGAACATAAGCCTCACGGAATCGGCGAATATCTGACCGCTTGCGCCGCCATCCAAAAAGTGAACCAATGATGAAGTTCTGGAAGCCGCGAGTCTTTAGCGCATGAGCTTCGCCTTCGCCGATGGTCAGTGTGTTGGCAATATCAATATGCCGTTCTGCTTCCGCCACATCAAAAATCCATTCGGATGACTTGTTCTTCATGTCATTGATGTGGCGTTCCGCCGCCAACCGTTCTGACCGGCCACAAATCCGCTTACCACTCAGCACCAGCTTAGCATATTCTGTAGTTCTATCCATTCGAACCATCGCCCAGGAACTTGATGAACTTGTTCACGGTCTTCTCTTCCTTGACCGGCGTGATAAGTTTCAGCCGATCCGTAACGGCCAGCCCCAGCTTTGTCGAGCAAGAGAAGATGTTTTTTGCCGACTGATTAAGGATTGATACCCACGGCGAAGGCATCGCATATCCCTTATCCGTCGTGATGACATGGCCATGCAAGGATAACTGAGTCGATGCCTCGATATAGCGGTTGTAGTTGTCCGCATAAACGGCCAGTACCGACAAATCCAAATTGTCGAGCATCCCCAGCTCCGCAGCATTCCTGCAAACTCGCTCAAATTCGAGGGCGGCTTTATCTGGGAGCCAGTCCGGAGCTCTCAACTCATCACGGCTAACCTTCAGAACCTTTTCGCCCTCAGCACGGGCGGCTTTTTGTGCCTTGCTGATGTTGCCCGTAGACATTGCAATTACTTTTCTAGGTCGTCCCATTTCTCAAACCTCCCCTCATGTTTTTTGGCGTTTCTTCGCAAGAAAAGAGGCCACGCGGTTCTATGTTTTTTGAGTCAAAACTTTTTTGACCACCCCGGGGCCATCACTCTTCCAAATTTTCTTCTGCGTCCATCCGAATTCTGTAGAGCCGCATCATCATCTCACGTTTTTCGCGCTCACCTTTGCCATACTCTGCATGAATCATCTGATGTGTCTTGTCGGATACATAGATGATATTCCTGCCATCCAGGCGAAGGTCAGGGCGCTCGTCAACCGGCGCAATGTGATGCGCAATTCTTCCCTGCTGAATCCGCCCTTTGTAATATCTAAGATACTCGTCTGCATAACCAGCGCGTGCGGCTACAGCCTGCTGCAGAAGCTTCCAGCTCTTACTATGATAAAACGATGCTGACTCGCGGTTCCGATGTTCACAATCATATTCACGCTGGCGTTCAGCTTCGCATGGACATTGCCCGCCCTGCTGAATGACTCGGCCACACCTGCCGCATATCTTTGTCAGCATTTTTTCACGCCTCCATCTGTGTTGCATTAGAAAAGACCGCCCATAACAGACGGTCTCTCTGAGAACTGAAATATCTTAGGGGATTTCATAAATTCCACAGTAATAGCATACCACGGTTTTTGTCTATAAAAGTGCTGCCCTTTTTAAATTTATTTTAATCGCAGATGAATTTCTACGATACTGTCCAAAATTTGGCGCCACCAAGCTTTTATAGTTCGTTCTCCTAACCACCCATTAGCATTGATAAATCTTTTTTCGATTTCCTCTGCGTATCTGCGTTGAGTGTAAACCACCCAGCCATGCCGCCCACGCCCACCAATATTATGGCGCTCCGCCTCCTGCCGGCAGCTAATAAAGATTCTCTTGCGCTCCCCGAATGTCCGAAGTGCAATTTCTACAGCTCTAAGCCACAGATATCTAAGACTCTCAGTATCATAGTCAGCTGACTTTATGGCCATATCTTCCACCGGGTGCCCGGGCAGATTGCCTTTTCCACCACCAACATTGATATCAACCGGCGGGCGGCCCTGTTCCAACCACTCCCTTTTTTTGCACTCATAATCCTTTTTATGCTTTGCATAGTTCAGGATAAAGTCTTCCGCCAGCTTACGGTCCTCACTCATGCCTTTGACAATGTCCTGCTCGTTATTCTCTATCACGCAGTTCCATCTCCTTATTCCCAGCCGTTCACTTTGCCAATAATAATGACTGCCGCCTTCATAGCCTTATATTTCCTTTCGTCAACTCCACGGGCGGCTGCAATAACATCGTCTATCGTCGTTTTCTTTTGGGTCGGATGCAGTCGTTCCCGCAATTCGTCCCTGGAAAGCACTCTCGGTTTGTCCCCGAAATAACGCTCCAATTCCTCCGGCGTAGCCTGCCGTGAATGACACTCGGAAACCATGCTCCCGCGGCGTTCATTTCCCATCTTGCGAACAGGCGTTCCACCGCTCATATTGACCTGCCCTAATGCGTTAATTGCCATTTTTAGCCCTTCTTTCGCTGTTCAGCCAACTTCTTTTTCTCAGACTCCAAAAATTTTCGGAATGCATCCTCACACTGCTGCATTTCCCGGTGGCGTTGGTCGCGCTTTGCTATATGCCGCATAGGCTGAACCCTCCATAATAGTCTTTTAATCATGTTGCCCGCCTCTTTTTAACTCAACAAATCGAATTAAATTTTTAACTCATTTCGTTTAATTACGTTAGCCACTGAGATAAAAATCATTCATCAATCTCAACCGCCTGACCTGTTAAAATTTCTCTTAAAAATGCTTCTGTCGGATACCACCTTTGACACATATCGTCAAAATACTCCATACCGTTTTCGGTAAACCGCACACGCTTAGCGACTTTGTGCGTGCTGGAATCAATCATAAACGGCTCATTTAGCTCTTTTCCTTTAAGTGCTGCAACCTCATCCATGATGTTTACGGATATACTTTTCCATTTTTTATTCATCTGGATATTCCTCCGTAAAATCAATAATCTGCATACCAATAATCATATTCTCGAATTCGGCTTCTGATTCTACATCATATTCAAGCGTTTCACCGTCATCAGCCGTAAGATACACTTTTGCTAACCATGCGTCATCATCATCAAATAGCGTTATACTCATGCCCTCAAAATTTGCCGCATCCATACTGTCAATAATACTCATGCCATCACGGGGCAATACTTCTAATCCTTTACAATTACCTCCGACCGTGTATGTCATAGACCCTTTATATTGCCAAACCTGAAATAGTACTTTGATTGTGGTTGTCCCCCACGAATTATTAACACCATCATATTTTTTCATTTTATTCTCTGGCATCTGAATCACCTACCATTTCATCAATAACACGCATTGCGTCATCTATGCCATCATTATACGCACTATTACAGGTATCAGCGTAATCCCTTTTTAGTCGTTCTATCACTTTTGCCGCAAATTCTTTCTCCCCCATGCAATAACCCAAGTTATAAAAATATTCTCTGTCAGTTATTTTCTCCGACATCTTCGCCACGCTCCTTATTCGCCAAAATCGCACTTTGATACGGCTTAAATTTTTCTGCGAGTAACAAAACTTCGTCGCATCTTGGGTTTGGTTTACGCCTCGTAAAACAGCATAACGCCGCATAGATTAAATCAAGTTCATTCTGTGTCAAATTATGAATTGTATAGCTATTAACCATCAGTTTCATTATTCTTCACGCTCCCAATCAGCGCGTTCAACTTCTAATGCCTTTTCTTCGGCTTCTTCATATTCTTGCTCTCTGCGCTCTTTCAGTTCAATCATCGCCGCCAATAAAGCATATGCATAGCCAAGATTTTCGCTCGTGCCATCCTCGTCTTTTATATCAAACTGGCATGGAATTGATGTGCAATTAATAAGATTATCAATCACACCCTCTGGTAACGGATATTTTAAATTAGGTGGCAACAACTTTTTAGCTTCACCAATCGTCATTTATTCCCCCCTCCTATCACGCAAAAACCAAATTAGCAAAATCACACATGCCGGCAGGCAGAACAAAAAGCCTGCCAGCACCGCCGACCAATGCTCTACAATCTCTAACATTTACCGCACCTCCTGGCGTAGCGGTTCCACCATTCAGCCTGTTCAACGACATATTCTCGTGTACACTGCTTTTTGTTCCAGCAATCTAAGCACCCCACCAGCCACCAATCATTAGATGCCCGCCTTACGCTCGTATTATGCGAGTCGCATGACGGACAATCTAAAAGTGGCAGGGCCTCCAATTCCTCATCAGTCACATAGCTACCTCCGATAAAACTCTTTTCTCAGGAATCTTTCTGGACATCACTTTTATTATCCGTTTTTCCATGTCTTTATAGCTTATTTCTCCGGCCAACAGCTTATAGTTCAGGTCAAAAGCATAATGGCAGATATTTTCCAATCCCTTTGCTTTTATGTAAAATTCATCCAGGAGCGCCATGAGGAAAGCCGCCGACACTTCGCGGATAGCCTGGTCTTCTATCTGTTTCCAACGACTGGCATTTTTATCTACTGCGCTGAGTCCGCAGGAGAATTCCACATCATTTCGCAGAAACCGGTCTATTTCCCGCACATTAACATTACCCGCCATAATCGCTTCAAACTCGCCCCATGTCTTATTGCGTAGTCTGGTCAAACGCTGTGCTCCAAAGCGGTATCTCTCAATCATGGTGTACTGAAAGATTATCCAAAGGTTTGCGATAACTTCTTTCCGATGGAGTTCTTCTGCCTTCAGCTGCTCAACGTAAGACCGGTAAACATTACGCTTTATACTGGCGCTTACCTTCTCACCACGACCATACCCCTTATTTCGTGCTTTTTTCTCCTTACGTGCTCTTGCCCTGGCAAAACTACTCATCTTGCTTCAGCTCCTTCAAGAATATCTGAGGTTCTCTCAGATGCTGCGTCTATGTCATAGTCATCCGGCGTCATCAGGTAGCCGCGGACATAGTTCTTGCAATTCACGACATTAATCCCCGCATCAATCTCGGCCCGGCTGAACAGCATAAAGATAAACGTCCACAAACAGGTGATGCAGTCCAGCGCTTCAAAAAGCACTTCGGCACGATGTTTCTGTGTTGGTTCATTACGATAGATGGCCAGCGCCTGTATAAGTTCCTCAAACTCCTGCCCACAGTGGTCAAGCTGAGCCTCATAGGTTTCTTCCGATTTGCATACTTCAAGTTTCATAGTCTTTTTCTCCTGATACTGCTTACAGCTTTTCAAGCCTTACATAGATGCCCTCATGCGCATCGTAGTACTTTTCCACAATCTCACTGCCTAGCTGAGCATCATCATTCA